TGGCGGTACGCTTTACAGTAAGACCAGCATGACCGCTTGCACGGAAGACTGTTAGAATCTTATACTTAGTATTAAACGTCCATAGTTCTTGGGCACCAAGAATACTCTCAGGAGCAACAGACTTAAGTTTATACTCGTTGCTTTCTTTTTGAAACTGAAAGTTCTTCAGAAGCTTATCGGCAGTAGGTGCCTTCTTCTTACGAGGTGCTCGTTGCTTACGCAAGTTACCTGCATAGCGATCACAGTCGTCAATAAGGGCCTGGAATACTGCAATACGTTCACGAAGCTTAGGCTTCGTAAAGTGCTTGTATGCTTCTTTAAGCTGGTCATCACCACCTTCAAGCGCAGTTTCAAGCTCTTCTAGAATAGGACGGTAGTATTCTGCTACCTTAGTAGTAAGCTTTGCAGGAAATTGAGTTGACTGCAAGTGCTTATACATTGACCAATCCTTAGGAAGATTGTCAATAGTATTCTCAATATCACCGATGAATTCAGAGAGCTTATCAGTTATACGTTCTTGAATAGAGGGCTTCTCTACAACTGGTGCATTTGTCTCTTCTGGCTTTTCTTCTTCCATATACTCAAGCGAATTGAGAATAGCCATACCAGCACGTTGCAGAGTAGCTTTATCAAGCTCTGCGCCACGCATCTTAATACGAAAGATCCATGCATACGTTTTAGGAATACGTGACAAAGGCACACGACGGAACTTTTTAAGCACATCTGTTTGACCATCTTGTTTCAGATAGTCTACGATGTACTCACGAGCTTCATCTGGCTCGCACATATAGTTATACCAAGTCAAAGCCTTGCCTAGTGTAGAATCGTCGACAGGACCTTTGAGTAAAGGCTCTTCCCCAAAGTATTTGAGATTAGCAAGATAGTCAGCACTCTTCGAACGACGAGGTGCACGTTTCTTGCCTTTGACTTGAAGTAAGTTTTTGGCCATTTTTTATCCTTTACGCGTTATTCAAGATCTCAGCTGCGAGATCGTAACCGAACATATCAGTCAGATCATCAAGCATACCATCCCAAGAGAAGTAGCCGTTACCAGCATGACGCTCTTCAGCGATCTGCTTAAGACGATACGAAGTGCTAGCTGTAAACTCAACATCGCGATTCAAAGCAGAATCAAGCAAGTTGCGATACATCATATAAGCATAGTCGGTATTCATATCTTCTCTCCTCATCATATCATTATTATAGCTCATTTAGATATTAATGCAACTGGTTTTTTCCAAAAAAAATACATTGAAATCATTGAGTTTTTTGCGAAAATTAACCTATTGAAATCATTGATTTTTTAAATTATTGAAATTATTGGTGTTTTTTTGTGAAAAAACCAGTTGATTTATTTCCTAGAGTATCTATAATAATAATATGATAAGGAGAACGGAAATGAGCAACTCAGCAAATCTTACACGTACTGAGATTATTGCGTTGGTTGAGAAGTATACTATTATTCTCGATAATTATGAATTGCAACCAGATAATCATAGTTCAAAGGCTCTTAAAGAGTTCCTTCGTCGCTGGCCTAATATTCCTAACTACGATAATAAAGGCAATTACGTTGGTAGGGTTTCTAATGAAAACGGCTGGACAGCTTAAGGAGAATGAAAATGTCAGAATACATCTACATTACACCGTTTCCAGCATTGCTGGAAAGCTATCCTAACGGGTTTGTTCTGTATCAGAATATGACCTGCCCTCATTCACCTTCTGTATCTTGGATGATGATTCCTTGAGGAGAACAGTAATGCGTATCGAAGATCAAGACTTCCAGAACTTCATGTTCAAAGTGTCGATGGTTACTCTTGTAATCGGTCTTTCGCTTATCTCACTATTTGGAGGTTAATATGCCTTTGCGACTTTCTAAGATCGAAGATGTAGCTGACGATTTTTATTACAAGTATAAAGTCGTTCTATCTGAGCATGTTGATGAGATGTGGTATAATATAGTTTTAGTAAAGTATTTTGTAAACTATATTGACGCTGTTGATGCGGCACAGTGCTGGGAGTTTCGCCAATGAGTACATATTCACCAGATGAACCTAGATATCCTAAAGAGAAGATTTTAGAAGCGCTTTATCGTCGTCTCGAAGTTGTACGTAACATTCGTGCAGCTAAATGTAAAGATGAATTTGATCAAGGTGTCAATTATATGGCATCTATGGATGCTGAATGGCTTGAAGATTTACTAAACGATATAGAGAGGACTTAGTCCTCTCCAAACTTTTTACCGACTGATTGAAGGAGAGCTAACCACTCTCCTTTTCTTTTTTCCCAGCTGTAGAAGTAATCGAAAAATTGCTTTTGAAATTCTAGAACTGGAGATTGATTTTTACCTTGCTGCTTAATAGCAACTATTGCATTATTCAACGTATGTGCAAACTGAACTGCATGCACGTTCTTATTTTCATTAAATGGATACATCATAGCAAAGTTAGCACATGTCTCAGGTAGTGCTGCATAGTTAGGGCATACTATTATATTCTTTGCTGACATTGCTTCAATAACTGCTAGACATGATGTTTCTGGCCAAATTGAAGGATAAGCAAAGATATGAGACTTCTTAAGTGCTTCTCTAATCTCTTCATTAGAGACAGATCCATGATATGTGATATTAGGATGCTCTTTGCAACGATCAAATAATTGCTTATATTGAGCGTCTCTCTCTTCCCATCCATATATCTTAAAGCTCGAGTAAACGTCGAGATGAATACTATCACCATGCATCTTTACTAGTTCTTCAAATACAGGAACTAGTATTTCAAGACCTCTATGAGGAGTAGTATGATAGATTAAGCGGACTGTACCGTCATACTCTTTATCACTTATATCGATGGGGTAAATAGCGTTCTTAATCACAACACATTCTGAATACGGAACGCCAGAGATAAGGTTATAGAGTTGCATCTGCCAGTCGGATACGCAAACAATTTTATCAAAACGCTTACGCTGATCAACATCTGCTAGATGAGCTGATTCTGGATCGTTAGGAAGATCATGAAGCCAAAGAATCTTCTTCTTATCTGGATCTAATTCTCTCACACGTGAAGGTATGATCTGAAATTGATCGAGAAGTTCTTTTGGAAGGGATGTGTGAAGACGTTCTTGCATAAGCTCGGTTCCGCCCCGAGCGTTTTGATTCAATTCATTCTTTTCCATAATATAACCTATATCAAAAGGAAGTTATTTTTTTTCTATAAAATCAGGAAGTTTAATATTTGTTTTTTCATCCTGTATATTAATTAAAAATCTAGCCACTAAAGATAGTATACTCCAAGCGCAAAATCCAATAATGACTGAAGTAGCTACCATATTATCCATAGTATGGCGAAGTTCAAAATAGTCTGCGATAATAGGGGCAAAGACTATAGCAGCGGTTGTACTCAACCCTGATCTAACTGCTGCATCCCAGACATTTTTTGGACGATAAAATACCATAAATGTAACTCCACCCACTAAACCACTCACCCCTGATATTGTCTTTGCCATAAGAGAGGTTGTAATAGGATCTGACATTAACTCTTACCCGTTTTAAATAACAATTTTAATTATTTATTAAATTCGATAACTGAGTCAAAGCGGAAAGAGCGCCATCCATTATTTTCTATATCCCATACTGAAAGTGTATGCTCGTTTGACTTTTTTACTCTTTCAGTCTTCTTTTCATGCGGTTGAATATATGTCTCTACTAAGGTACATCTCATAGTACGTTCAGTACCATCTGACTTTGTAAATTTAAGATTGACAATGCCTTGATGAAGCATTTCAATAAGCACAGATTTAGAACGCGTTGCCATCGTTGTTTCTTGTTTCTTCAATGTATTGCTTAAGCTCATTAAATCCACCAATCCATTCTCCATTCACTTCAACAATAGGTACTGACGATACACCTGGAAACATTTCTCTTATTTCATTAATACCAATATCTTCACCGACAGTCGCATAAGCATAATTCATACCAGTTCTATCTAGAAGATCTTTTGCAAGTCTACAATAGTTGCAGTTATCCTTACCATATACTCTAATCATATTAGCTCTCAGATTTTTCTCTACGCCAGGGCCCAAAAGCTCTTGAATCGTTACCTTCAACACGAATGAAACGCTTGTTAGTTTCATTCTTATTTGGATTTTCAATAGTAACCATAGTACGCTTACCTTTTGCCCAAGCCTTTAATTGGTTTGAGAGGCGATCACCGTATGTTCTATCTTTACGGATAGAGTTGGTAATTGTTCGATTCATAGATGAACGTTCACCCTTAGAGGTGTATTTTGATCT